TCAGAGCAGCCAGACATTCATGCTCTCATCCTTGGGTACATCAACGACTGGTACGACCAGTTTGAGGTTGATCCCGTGGGGAGACGCGTTCGCGAGGTCCTTTGGGAGGATTTGGTGCATTCGCGCCATTTGACGGGCGATGGCTCTGTTTTGGACACTGTTGTCCAGTGGAACAAGTCTTTGCCCAGTGGGCATCCTTTGACCACTGCGGTCAATTCCATGTATTCCTTATTCACACTTACCGCATGTTATGTGGAAGCCACTGGCGACTACGATAACATGTGGGACCATGTTTTCATTTGCACTTTTGGAGATGACAATGTGGTGAGTGCAGATGACGACACCATCGAAGTCTTTAATCAGGTGAGTGTTGCCAAGATGATGAAGGAGAAGTTTGGGCTTACTTACACTTCTGATAAGAAGGACGCAGAGTTGAAGCCCTATGAGACCATACATGACATCACTTTCCTTAAGCGCGGTTTCGCCCGCGCTGAGGTTGAGGGCGGCTGGGTGGCGCCTCTTGCTATGGACAGCATTTTGTATCGTACATATTTTTACAAGTCCGACCGCACGTGTGCGGAGGATTTGGCTGTCAATTTCAAGGAGGCGCTGCTCGAGCTGTCCTTGCATCCAGAGAGCGAGTGGAATGAGAGGTATACCGCTGCAGCTAATTACTGCAGGGAGACGGGCATTGAGTTGTCCATCACCTCTTATCGTCAGGCGCGCCAGATGTGTTTGGCGCGTACTGATTGTTGGTTTTGAGCCCCACATACGCATGGGCTGAGTACATTTTGGAAAAGCGGCTTATGCCCATGGTCAGGATAGGCCACCGTTACTACTCAGAGGATTCAGAGAGACTTTTCCACCGTGTTGGGGTTTGTGCAGGCCCCACATGTACATAGATGCATGCTACAGATCCAGTTAGTATTGATAATTGTGATAGAGTAGAGGGTTTAAGTGTCCCCTCTGATAAAGACACTCATGCCGGTATGTCCTTCAAGGGTGAGGCCGGAATTTGCGCTACAGGTGTGCCTGACGCACCGTCTCACTTTTTGGGTGGGACGCAAGGTTTGCAGGATTTGAAGGCTTATTTTAGCCGTCCCACACTTATAGCTCGCGGCTCATTGAGTGCATCACCTGGTGCATTGTACAATTTGTCCGCTTCTTGGAGTGCGTTTGCTACAGAGATTCCGAATTTTGCCAACAGGCTGCGGGGTCTTAGGGGCATTCGTGCTAATTTGGTGTATACCATAGAGCACAATGCCAATCCTTTTCAGCAAGGCTTGTTGGTTGGATCCTTTCAGTACGGGTCCAATCAGTTTCTTAGGTGTGCTCGGCCTTCCATGTGTACGCATTTGCCGCATGTTAGGCTTAATGTTTCTGAGAACACCATGGCTCGCTTGACTATTCCGTATTTGTCAGAATTTGAGTACTGGGGGTCTTCCGATAGCGAGATTGGCCATAGCATGGGTATTTTCACGCTTATGCAGGTTTTGGGCACTCCATCACTTCCTAACTCTGCCACACCAGTGTTCAAGGTGTATGTGCATTTTGAGGATATAGAAGTATTTGGTCATGTTCCTTTGTTGGATGCAGGATTTGTAGTGCCTCAGTCCGGCTTAGCGGCTATGCCCAAGGGCAAGTCCACTGCTGAGTCTGAACTTGAGGCCAATGGTAGGTTTTCTGGGGTTTTGCAAGCAGCATCCCGTTTGCCCACGGCTGTGGGTAATTTCATACCATCATTGAAGCCTTTCACAGCCCCTGCTTCGTGGTTCTTGGCGGCCTCCGCCAGAGCCGCATCAGCCTTCGGGTTTTCCAAACCTGTCATTACATCTGCTCCATTCAATCAGGTCCGCATGGCCAATTTGTATGAGGGCAATTGTGATGTTCCAGCTCCTGCGGTTGTGTGTGGGGCCTTTCAGTCCAATTCAGTTGCCTTGACTGAGGCCAATGGTGGTACTGATTTGGATGAGATGGCTTTTGACACCATTTTGACCAGGTATTCTCAGATCTTCAGGGGTTCCATAACCACCACGTTGTCTCATGCTGATTGTGTGTATGCTTCCCATGTTGCTTTGAGTCATATGTGGTTTCGCAGCCCACCCGCCACCACCAATGGTGGTAATATCAGTTTGCCTAAGGGTTCCACTACAGCCTTTGCAGTTATACCCAGCACATTGATGTATTTTGGTCAGCACTTTAAGTATTGGCATGGTGGGCTTAAGTATAGGGTAACCTTTGCCAAGTCTAAGTTTCACACGGGCAGAGTTCAGTTCAGCTTCATTCCCAATTACCGACAGGTTGGAAGCAGCCTGCGGTATTCAGATGTTTCGGCTGAGGGTGGTCCCGTACCCCCTGTGTTTAACACTGATTTGCAGGCTTCACAGAGCACCATTGTTTTTGATCTCAAGGATGATTCAGTCTTTGAGTTTGAGGTTCCTTACATCGCTCCTACATCCCATCTTGGATATAATGATTCCATGGGCTTTGTTAGTATGCAGATCATGGACCCTCTGATTGCCAACGGCGAGTCTGCTTCCACCATTTCTTTCATAGTTGAGGTTTGTGCCATGCCTGGGTTTTATTTTGCTGGTGTGGCTTCCCCTGGCCAGCCCGTTGCCGCCGATAATCTCGGTTCGCCAGCTATTGAGTTTCAGTCTGGTGTGACCCCCAACAAGGATGCTTCACAGTATTCTGTCGGGGAGAAATTCATGTCAGCTAAACAATTGGCTGCTGTGCCTATTTGGCGGAGGGTGGATCAGACCAATGCCACAGTTCTCGATGGTATTATTCCACCCTGGCATGCAGTGTCTAGTTTTGGCATTGGTGATGTTTTGGCTGCTAATACTCAGCGGAGTTATCCTTTTTCCAGATCTGGCATTGTAGCCCAGTGCTATGCTTATGGCATTGGATCTACATTGCTCTGTTTGGATAGGGGGGGGCTTAATCAAGCTAGTAGGTTATCAGTCTCGCTTGTCAAGTCAGACAACAACACTGCTACCACTGGCACTGTTCCTGGGCAGTACAATCAGCTCAGCAGGGACCCTAACACGGCCCAGTCCGTTGTGCATGGCAATTCTGGTGTTGGTCAATTCATGTTGCCGACGCTGTGTTCTGCCCCTAGGTTTAGGTTAGGTGACTTTAATACGAACACTGCTACTAGGGATTACGCTCCTACTATCAACACTGTTGTTAATACCAGTCAAACCGTTAAGTCGGTGTACCAGTTTGCGGCTAAGAACGTCAATGGTGCTAGTACTGTTTGGTATTGGGCAGTGTCGGCAGCAGATGATGCGCGCTGTTTTGCCTATTTAGGTCCTTGTCCTTTGGTGCTGGCTAACTCTACCAGCACAGCGGCTTCGTGGTACTCTGGTGACCCTTATTAGGGCACCACCACGGAGGCCAAGGCATGCAGATGGGCCAGAGCACGTTCGTCGCCAATAGGCTGCAGTCCTGGAACGCCACTGTGTGTCAAATAAACTGACCCCCCGCTTTGAGCCGGGGGTTCCAGCTTCTTAGCTGGGGGTTCACATTACCCGCCTGGGGCGAAAAGAGTTGTGGCCTGCCCACCAACCTAGATCCGGAGAAGAGTTCCGTGGCGTGGTTGGTGCGTGGGCTTTTCAGGTCTTCGGACCTCCGTCTTTTAGGGCGGTTTTTCTTTGATGAGAGACGCCGCCTTTCTTTAGAAACTTTACAAGGCCTGGTTTATCCAGCTGCTAGACAAACTCTCATTATGGAGAAGTTCCCGGGCCTTGTGCCCAATGTGGAGGGTTCTTTCCATAGTGTCAGTCCTGGCGGTGGCCTTGTACTGATGGTCAATCAGTCCTTTGAGAAGGGCTGGTGGGCGTTTTCTCAAC